TTACCAGACGAAGAGGCTAACGATGTGAGAAGTTGGTACGATGACAATGATAGAATATATAAAGTAACAATGGCTTTCAGAACAGGTGTGAACGTTGCGTTCCCTGACGAGATTGTTAGATTTGCTTTAGTATAAGAATAAGAATTAAGGGAGTGTAAAAGCTCCCTTTTATTAACCCAATTGTTTGATTATCAAACAGTTATAAAAAAAAATTAATATGAGTTGTCCATTAGCCACAGGTTTTTCTAGAGATTGCTCCGATTCAATCGGAGGCATCGAAGAAATTCTTATTTCAGAAAGGGATAATGTAACAGCGTTTACTTTAGCAAACCACGAAATCACCGCCATTACTCAGGCAGGTGCTACAAACTTTTTTAAGTACAATCTTAAAAAAGAATCAGGTTCGTTAACGTCAACGTCTACCATTGACCCTGTAGGTGGAACATCATTTTACGATAATGTTGCCGCTTTTACAATAAATAAATTATCAGCCGTCAAGTCAAACGAGTTAAAACTTGCAATTTTAGCGAGAGTTTTCGTAATTGTTAAAGACAATAACGGAGTGTATTGGTCGTTAGGAGCAGACGCTTTCGCTGAAGGTTCTTCACTTGTTGCACAAACAGGTCAAGCTTTCGGAGATGCTAACCAATATCAAATTGAAATTACTGATAAATCAAAATTTCCTTGTTACGCTGTCCAGTCGTCAGTTGTAGCAGGTTTAACTATTGCATAAATAGTTCTTTGTTGTTTGGAAGAGGGGGTGTTTTAAGTAGCATCTCCTTTTTTTTAAAAAAATAAGTTATGATAAAAAAAGAATTTTTAGGTCACACATTATTTATAAAAGGCTTTCAAGTTGAAGTAAAAGAAGAAAATATTAAACTACTTAAACAACTTGGTGCTGAACACATTTTTGAAGAAAAGAAAAAGTCTAAAAAATGATAGTGCTAAATAAGAGCCAAACTACTAATTTTGTAGCGACACTTTATGAGCTTAGTACAATAACAAATCCAAATTATTTGTTTAAATTTACGAGCGACCAAACTAAAGTAAGTTACTACACAATAATGACAGACATAAGCACCAATAAGACTCGTTACAATGAGTTTAATTTTATTGAAGGTGTTGACGATGCTGTTAACGGTAGTTTAATCCTTGGAAAAGGTGGTTTTTATTCCTATGAGATTTTCGAGCAGGTTAGCTCTACAAACTTAGACCCGTCAGGGTTGACAAAAGTAGAAGAGGGAAAAGTTAAATTATTAGATAGCACTTACACTCCGTCTTATACACAACACACAAACGCAACAAACACCAACATAGTTTACAATCCGTCATTATGAGTATAAAATTATTACCGTTAGATTTTGGAGGTTATGAGCTACCCCAATTCAAAGAATCAAAAAAAGGGGACTGGTATGAATACGGAACAGATAGACCTTATAAAAATACTTATCCTGACTACTTAACTAAGTTATATAATGAAAGCTCAAAGCACAATCAAATTATCAACTCTAAGGTTAAGTTTATAGTTGGACAAGGGTTTAGTATAGAGGGGAATTTATCGTTTAAAGAGAGAGCTTATATAGAGGGTTTTTTAAGGATGCCAAACGAAGACGAAAACTTAGACGATTTACTAACTAAATTAGCAAAGGACAAAAAGGTTTACGGAGGTTTTTCTCTACAGGTGAGAATGTCTAAAAGTGGTAAGATTGCAGCAGTTAATCACATCGACTTTTGTGACATTCGTTGCGGTGTTGAAAATAATCTTTACTATTATACAGACGATTGGTCAGCAAGGAACCCACAAACCAACGAAGATTTTAAAATATTAATGCAGTTCCCTTATGACGATACTGCGAAGAGTGATGTTGATTACTTAATTTATTACAAAGAATATAGACCAGACGTAGGTGTTTATCCTTTACCTGACTACGTTTCTGCGATACCTTATTTAGAGAGTGACGCACAGATTGCAAACTTTACGCTTCAAAATATATCCAATAATCTAAGTTCGGGCTATATAATTAGTTTTTCTAATGGTCAACCAACAGAGGAGGAGATGTCTGAAATTGAAAGACGTTTTAAGAATTACGCTACAGGTCCAGACAATGCAGGAAAGCCTCTTTTATCTTTTACGGACCAAGCTTCAGACCATCCACAAATAATGCCTATTCCAGTTAACGGACAGGATGAGAGATTTATTAATTTAAATAACCAAATAAGAGAAGAGATATTCACAGCTCACGGGATAACGAGTCCAAAATTATTTGGCATAAAAGACAGTTCAGGATTAGGAAACAACGCTGACGAGATAGCAGTAGCATCTCAGTTGTATCAAAACTTACAGATAGACCCTGAGCAAAAGATATTTAACGAGTTAGTTAACTCTATACTTAATTTTAACGGTGTTGTAGGTTCACCTGTTCACATTGTTAAGATTGAGCCAGTAACAAGACAATTCTCAGAACAGACAATTGTTAACGTAATGACACCTGACGAGATTAGAGAGAAGATAGGGTTAGCACCTTTAGAAGTAGGGCAACAAGTGCAAATGAATAGCAGCGAAGATGAGATTATCTTAAGTCAATTAAAAGACACAGGTTACAACGAGACAGACTTAGAGGTGTTAGATACTTATATTAAGCCAATAACGTCCTTAGAAGACGCTAAAATGTATGAGGAGCAGATTAAAAAAGAGTCTTTCGCTATAACAACAGTATTAAACGAATTAGAAAAAGACGTTTTAAGTCTATTAATTAAGACTCCTGACTTACCAATTACAGAATTAAGCAAAGGATTAAACGTTCCAATAAGTGATATTAGCGAAGCGGTGTCTAATTTAGTTGACGCAAAAGCCTTAGACAAAGATTTTAAGCCAACAGCAGACGCTAGAGACACAATACAAAAACCAAAAGAAGAGACTTTTATCGTTTATCAATATATTGAGAGACCTGACGCTCCACCATTAAAGACAGAGAGTAGACCTTTTTGTCGTAAAATGATGTTATTAGCAACAACTAAACGTTACACACTACAGCAATTAGAATTGTTAACTAACGATTTTGGTCAAACGGGAATTTCAATATTTACTAAACGAGGCGGATGGTATCACAATCCTGAAACTGGTCAAAATACTCCGTTTTGTCGTCATATTTGGGAAATGCAAGTTGTAAAATTAAAAAGATAAATTATGGCAGTTTTATTCATATCCGAAGCATACGTTAAGAACACAACTTTAATTGACCCTAATGTCGATATGAGGTTAATATTACCGTCAATTAGAGACTGTCAGGAGTTAAGAATTCATCCAATTTTAGGGACTCCTTTATATAATGATTTAAAAGCAAAGATAACAGCAGGAACGTTAAACGCTGACGAGACTAATTTATTAGACAACTATATTGCTCCCGCTATGGGTCAGTGGACTCTTTATGAGTGTTCTGCGTCAATGTTGTTTAAATATAGAAATAAGTCAGTAGCAACAAAATCGAGTGAAAACAGTCAGCCGATAAGCTATCAAGATTTACAGTTTTTAAGAGACGAGTGGAAGAACAAAGCTGAAGAGAGAGAAGCTAGACTTATTAATTACTTATGTGACAACGATAACTTATTCCCTAAATACAAAGAACATTCAGACGACTTAAACCCTAGAAAGACAGCTTTTCAAACGAGTTATTATTTAGGTTCAGCAGGTTCTTCTTATTGTTGGAGAGACGAATACAATAACTCTAAAAAATGATATTAACCTACAATCAAATATTAAAAGAATTTTCTGACTTTGCTTCAGCACATAAGCAAATTCAAAACTTTGGTAATGGTGATTTGTGGGAGATTGTTGAACACAATCAACTTTTAGATTTTAATTACCCACTATTTTGGGTAGTTGACCAACCTGCAACGTTAGGAGAAGGGACGTTCACTTGGAATTTTAACGTTTTAGCTATGGACTTAGTGAAGAAAGATGAAAGTAACGAGAATGATGTTAAGTCAGATATGTGTCAGGTGCTGCTCGATTTAGTAGCATATTTTGAACAAAAGACCTCAACGACAAATAATTCAGATTGGTTAAAAGTTCAATTAGTACGTTCGGGAACTATGTCGAGTTTTACTGAAAGATTTGAAGACGAGCTTACAGGATGGGGGATGAATATAGGTCTTAAAATACCGTTTAACTATAACAATTGTAATTTACCAATAATTTAAAAGATGCCAGTAATATTTAACCCTAAAAAAATAAACGGATTATTTTACATTCCATCAGGAGCGACTAAGTCAGAGAGTGCCGCTTTTAGTTATTCTCAGAGCAGTTATAGAGTTGACGAGTCTAATCCTACTCCAACGATTACAGGAGAAACAGGCGGAACGTTTACTTCAACACCTGAAGGGTTAACACTAAACAGCTCGACAGGAGAGATAACTCTTTCTTCGTCTGTTGTTAATTCTTATGTAGTTACTTATACTTTGCCTAGTGGAACGTTTGAAAATCGTTCTTTAGGTATAGAGGCCGCGGCTTTCACAAATACAAGAAGCTTTTCTTTTGATGGAGTAAATGACTACTTTGATACAGGTTTAATTGACTTAGGAACAGAATATAGTATTTCATTTTGGTTAAAAAATGCTACTACACCTTCTGCCAATGTGCCTTTGGGTGAATCTACAAGATATATGTTATTTTTATCAAGTTCGGTTGCATATTGGTATTATGGTTCGGGTAGTTCTGCAAGAGCAACAATAAACGATGCTGCTTATGCTACTGCAATGGCTAATACTTCTAATTTTTCACATTTATGTTTAATTAGAAAAGCGCCTACAAACGGTACTGCTTTATATAGTGATGCTGAAGTATGGTTAAATGGAGTAAAAATTGAAACTTATACAGACGTTTATATAGGTACAACATCAACTAACTTTAATTATATTGGCAAAGCTGGTGGAGCAACAGGGTATAATTATAATGGAAATATTGATGAGTTTGCGATTTGGACAAGTGCTTTAACAAGTGGAAATATAGCTACAATTTATGGTTCGGGAGTTCCAAGTGATTTATCAACATTAAATCCATTAGCTTGGTATAGATTTGGAGAATAATGGCAGATTAAAAATGATTAATTAAAAAAAATATGGCAACAGAATTCATATCTAATAGTTGGCTAATGCCAACCAACGCAAATGCAGAAGCTAATAGAGTGTCAAACTATTCTTTGGATTTTGATTCAGCAAGTAGTCAGTATCTTGAAATAACAAAAACTTCTGCTTATACTGTTGCTTCATTATCTATTTGGGTTAAAATTTCAGGTAATTTTGGAGTTAATGAAAGGCAATCTTTGGCAAGTAATAGTGACTATAATCACGGGAGAGATTTTATGATTGCAGATACACCAACAACAACCAATGAAGCATATATTGCAATGGTAGCAGGAGCAATTCAATATGGTAAAACATCAGCAAGTGGCGGCATACCTATTAATGACGGAAATTGGCATCATTTAGTTTGGACTTATGACGCAAGTGCGGGAACAAGTGCGGCAATTAATATGTATGTAGATGGACAAAATCAATATTCAAATGCTACTTATTCTTCTTATTGGGCTTATGAAGTTAAATTTCAATATTTTGGAAAATTTATTGGGGCTAATGCTTATTTTGATGGTTCTATGACAGAGGTATCAATATTTGATTACGCACTTTCAGCTTCACAAGTAACAGAACTATACGGAACAGGTTCAGCTATTGGAAACCCTATGAGTTTAGCTACAAAACCAGTAAATTATTACCCTTTAGGTAATGCAGCTTTTAACGGAGAATTTTTAGCAAGTAACAACGCTACAGAATTATATGAGAATTATAGTTTATCATTCGATGGTGCAAATGACTATATAACTTTTCCAGCTGATGCAAGTTTAAATATATCAACAGCTAATCACAGTATGTCGTTTTGGTTAAAAACAACAGACAGCGGTATTTGTGTAGTTTCACAAAAATCAGGAACTGAACTTGCGGCTTGGATTCAAAGTAGTAAAATAAAATGGGCAGCTGAAAGTCCATTTTCATCAACAAGCAACATTAATGATGGAACGTGGAAACACATTTGTTTTGTAGCTGATGGTTCAAGTTCTTACATTTACATTAATGGTGTTTTAGATGCAACAGGAGGTTCACAAATAAGGTCATCAGCAAGCGGTTCATCTTTTGCTATTGGAAGTAGACCTGGCTCTTTCCCCTATGAGGGTTTAATTTCAAATTGGTCATTATTTAATTTAGCATTATCAGCAGCACAAGTATTAACCCTTTACAATAGCGGAAAACCTTTTGACCTCAACACCTTTGCAGTAACTCCTGTATCTTGGTGGAGATTAGGAGCTTCAGGTTCATCATTTGATGGCTCAAATTGGACTATTTTAGACGAGATAGGAACTAACAACGGAACTTCAGTAAATATGACACAATCAGATTTAGTTGACGGTGTAGGAGCCACAGGTAATGGTGTTTCTTCGGGAATGTCAAGTGGAACGAACAAGGTGGGAAATAGTCCGTATTCTCAAAATAATGCAGTATCTTACAATATGAGTGTAACAGCTAAATCAACATCAGTACCAACATAATATTAAAATAAAAAAAAATGACAACTTATATAATTATTAATCTAACAGAAACTTCAAAAGTTGACTTTTCACAAGTTAACCAAACATCTGCTCAGACAATGCGAAGAAATTTAGCAAACACACAAGGGTTATTAAGCTACATTACAGAACCAAGTTTTGTAACAAGTGGAGTATTACCGATAGTAGGTGATAAAATGAACCATCAAGAGTGTTTAGAATTAATGGCGACAGCAGCTTGGTCAGAACCGATGCCTGAAGAATAATAATGAATAAAAATAATAACATAGTAATGGAAGACCACAGTTTGATAATGGTAGTTAGCACCTTAGTCGGAGCGTTAGGAATTAAGGAAATTTGGAACATAGTGAAAAAGCGTATGGATATTTCAGCCGCTAAAGAAGAAAGAGTTGACGGTCTATCCTTAAAAGTTATTGAAGAGTTAAAAGATAAAATTTCAGCTTTAGAATTAAAAATTGATGTGTTAATTACTGAAAACACACAATTAAGAGTTAAATTAGCGAAAATGGAAGAGAGACTTATATTAAACGCTAAATCAAAAGCCTCAAGAAAGCGTCCAAGTAGTGGAAATTAGACTCAAAAGAATAGCAGACAACGGAGACACTTCAATCAGTCTATTTTATATAGATGACGAATTTGAATGCTTTGTAATAGAAGACGAGAAAAGAACGAAGAAAGTCTACGCTGAAACTCGTATCCCTGAGGGTGTTTATAATATAGACCTAAGAAAAGAGGGAGGCTTCCATAATAGATACTCTAAGAAGTTTAAAGACCATAAAGGAATGTTGTGTTTATATAATAAACCAAACTGGACCTTAGAAAATAAAGGACTAAAATTTCAGTATATATTAATACACACAGGAAACACAGACGAACACACTGCGGGGTGTTTATTATTGAATGATGTTGTAGACGCTAAAAAGTTTACAGGTAGCTATTCAACACAAGCTTATAAAAGAATTTATCCAATTATTGCAAACCATATTGAAGAGTGTGGACCAATCAAAATAATAGTAGAATGAGTAAATTAAAAAACAGTAAATTAGGGAAGTTATTAGCTGATAAAGCTCCAAAAGTTTTGGATATTGTTGGCGACTTATTACCCGACAAAGGTGTTATGGGAGTAGTGAAGAACTTAATAGACTCAGACCCTGACTTAACACCTGAAGAGAAAGCACAATTACACCAACAGACAGTAGAATTATATAACCTAGAGGTTCAAGACAGAGACTCAGCGAGAAAGAGAGAAGTTGATTTGACAAAAACGGGAGCTGTTGATTGGATGATGAACGTCACAGGTATTATAGGCTTAACTAGTTTTGTCTTTTTAATCATTGCAATCGTATTTATTACAGTTCCTGAGCATAATAGCGAGTTAATGATACACACAACGGGAATAGTAGAGGGAATCGTTCTATCAATTGTCGGTTATTATTTTGGTTCTATTGCTAAAAAATGAGCAACTCAGAAAGTAAGAGAACAACTACGAGAATGAGGTTAAAAGACGATGAGGTTGACATCGTTTCAAACTATAGACGCGTTAAAGAAGAGGCAGAGAGAGAGGGTTTAAACGTTGAGTCAGTTCACAGTGGTTGGATTAAGAACAAAAATGCTTCTTTATACTTTAAACAACCGAACCCAAAAGAAAAAGACTTTTATAAATTAAGTAAAGACTTAATAAAAGAGTTAAAAGAGTTTTCTCCTCAATATCCTAAACTAGATAGAGATAAATACAAAGACCCGCATCTGTTCTTTTGTTCTCCGTCTGACTTACATATAGGAAAACTCTGTAAGTCGTTTAATGCTGACCAGGAGTATAACTCGCAAATAGCAGTAATAAGAACCTTAGAGGGTGTAAAGTCTTTAATTAAAAAGGCTCAAGGCTTTAATATTGATAAAGTTGTTTTATTATTAGCGGGAGATTTGCTCCACGTTGACAGTTTTAAAAATACTACTACAAACAATACTTCGCAGGATGTTGACGGATTGTTCTCAGATAATTTTATGATTGCAAAACGATTAATGGTTGAAGTTATTGAAATGCTTTTACAGGTTGCGGACGTTCACTGTATGTATACACCAGGCAACCACGATTTAGTCAGCGGTTGGATGTTAGCTCAAATACTACAAACTCATTTTAGACACAACAAAAACACTTCTTTTGATGTTAGTTTAAGAATGAGAAAGTATTACAAATACGGTACTAATGAGAACGCTTCTTTAATTGGTAGCTGCCACGGTGATAAGATTAAATTTGACACACTTCCTTTAATAATGGCGGACGAGTGCAACGACTGGAGCAGCTGCAAGTTTCGCTATATGTTCACACAGCACATTCACCACAAATTAAGTAGTAAACAATTTCCAGGAATTCATATCGAGTCGCTTATGTCACCTTCGGAATCTGACAACTGGCATCATAAGAGCGGTTATCAAAGCTCTAATAATAAAGGAATTGAGGGCTTTCTCATATCTAAAAATTACGGTCAAGTAGCAAGGCTGACACATTTATTCTAATTATTTTCTCGAAGTAGCTTAAAGTTTTTTTAAAAAAAGTTTATATAAAGTTTGGTTCGTATTATATTTATATATATATTTACAAACATAAACTTAAAACAAACAACAATGAAAACTTTAGAATTTGTAAAACAAGATATCAAGAATAGCTGTGAAGCATTAGCTAATAATTATAACATAAATATATACGAGTTAAATTTCGGTGAAGTAGTCGGTATTTATTTTAAAAATAATGTTTTAGAGTTTGAATTTAATGGCTACGTTATTTATGATGATAACTTGGCAGAAAAAGACAATATATGCGCACAATTTACTTGCGCTTATAAAACATTTAAAGGTTATATTTCTTCTAAAAAATTACCAATTCAAATTAAAGACACAAATAATGTAACATTAGAGGAAGCTAAAGAATTATTGAAATTTAATACTGATGCAGTAAAAAACACTTTTGACCCTTTTTACCAAGAAAACCAAGCAAAAAGAAAAAATGCAGCAGCTTGGAATTATATATCTAAAAATTGGATTAGTAAAGAAGATACTTTTTAAATAAAAACAACTATGAAAAAACTACTATTACAATCACTAACATTACTCGGAGCTATATATGTAGCTTATAACTTAATAATAATAATAATTTTAAAAATAGCATAATGGTTAGAACATTTTACATACCTGAAGATAAAAGGGAAACAATGACAAAATTCGTAGAGAAAGCTGAAGAGAACGGAGTAAGCTATTCTAAACTACTAGTCAAATTTATGGAGGATTATATTAAAAATAAAAACTAAAATAATGGAAGCAACACCAACAAAGAGAACTTATCAATTTAAAGACCATCACACAGACGTAAAAGTCTCAATAGACAAAAGAGACGGAAACCCAACTATAATAGAGTTTACTAGCTTTAAAACTAATTATCATTTATTAGTAGAGACAGGAGAGTTTATGCAACTTTACAACATAGTAAACAAATTAAAAGAACTGTTATGAGTTGGGGTAGTTATAGCGAATACTTAGAAGAGTGGGAACGTTTTGAAGCATCAAAAGACCTATACGAAGAACTTAGGTTTTTAGTAGTAAGAATCAATTTTAATAAAAGACTTTTAAGCTCAAAGACCTGGACACCGACTCAAAAAGATATCATTACACACAGAGAACGATTTGAAGAGTATCTTGAATTATTTAACGAAATAGATTATAAATTAAAATTAATTAATTATAATTACTTTCCCAAACGACTTAAAACAATAAAAAAATCAATAGTTAAAATCAAAAATTATGACACGCAAAGAACAACTAAACAAGCTCTTCATAGAGTATAATCTAAGTGAAGAGGACACTTTTAAACACTCTCACTATCACATTATAACGAGAAGCGGAATAGACAAAATTCAAGCAGACTCAGGCATCTTAATTGAATACACACTTAAACACTACAACCCTGACACAAAAACCTGTGTAATAAAAGCAATAGGACAACTAAAAGACGTAGTAATTGAAACATTCGGAGAGGCAGCTCCCGACAATAACAGAAACGCTTATCCTGTAGCTATAGCAGAAAAAAGAGCAATGTCAAGAATAGTCTTAAAATTATCAGGACTTTATGCTTTGGGTGTATTTGGGGAAGATGAGTTTAAAGAGGATTTAAAAAAGAAATAATATGAAAGACAACAAAGCAAACACAGACGAAAACAACAACTTTTTAGACGAATTATTTAATAAAATAGATTATGCAAAATTTCAAAATAAGATGTTCGGCAATAGGTCAGATAATGACAAAGCCACAAAGGAAGACCGACACAATATCAAAGACGACTAAATCTTATTGTCAAGACTGGCTAAAAGAGCAAATCTATGGGCGTAAAAAAGAGTTTAGCAGTAAATACACAGAGAAAGGAAATAAAGTCGAACAGGAGTCTCTTAACTATATAGCTAAAAACTTAGATTACAAAGAGATAATTAAAAACGAAAAGAGTTTTGAAAACGACTTTTTAACTGGAACACCTGACGCAATACTTACAGACCACTTAATTGACGTTAAAAACAGTTGGGATTGTTATAGCTTTCCTTTATTCTTTGACGCAATACCTAATAAAGCATATTACTATCAAGCTCAAGGATATATGGCTCTAACTGGCTTAGATAATTATAAGTTAATCTACACTCTTATGGACACACCTGACGAGTTAATTGAGAGAGAATATAAGTTTAGTAATGCTGATAATTATGACTTATTTTGTCAACACTATAAGTATAGTAATATAGACTCAAAGTATAGAATTAAAGTATTTAATATTGAAAGAGATAACGAAGTAATTGAAAGCATTTATAAAAGAGTTATAGATTGCAGAATGTACATAAAATTTGAATTAAATAAATAATTATGGAAGACGAAGAACAAAGAGACTTTTTTGACTTAATAGACGAAGCCTATGACAGACTCGTTGATGAAAGACTAAATAACGGATATTATAAAAACAAATAAATAAACAAATAAAAACAAATAAAAATGAAGAAAGAAGAAACAATCTACTGCGGAAGCGGTAAAGCAATGAACGACAAGTGGTTAAAAGTAACAATTAACCCTGCTAAAATTAAAGACTACATTCAAGAGTTTAACGGTAATAAATTTATAAAATTAAATATAAACGTAAAAGACGAAGCTGACCAATACGGAAAAAATGTAGCTGTCTCTGTAGATACTTGGAAGCCTGACACAGAGCAAAAAGGACAGCCTGTAAAACAAGAATCTGACTCCTGGGAGTCGTCAAACGATTTACCCTTTTAAGTATAAAAAAATAATAGATGACTTCAATGAAAGGGAATTCGATATGGTTTTCAAGGCTTGTTCAAGATTTAATTATTGAGGGATATACGATTCCAGAACTAGCGGAGCAGTGGAACTTAAATGCTGTTTATTTATGTCAATTGTATAAGCCTATAAAAGTAAATCAAATACCAAACTACAAAAGAGAAGCATATTATGACGAGGAGTGGGACTACGGTTCTACTCCGACTTATAAGTGGGAAGACATAAGCAAAGAAGAAAAGTCTTTTTATTACGATAACTTAAAAGCTAATAATTGAAAAGTAAAGAAAGAGAGGTTGTTAATCAACTAAATAAGCGTTTTAATGCCTCTCTAACTCTTTGTAAGAATGATTTCTCTTATTATGATGCTTACAACGAAAAGATTATTTTAGAAATTAAAATTAGAAACAAAGTTTATAAAAGTAAATTAATACAGGTTGACAAATTTTATAGTTTATTAATGATTTCAGAGGCACAAAATAAAATACCTTTTTACTTAGTCAAAGACG